ATATAATTTTTAATTTGTAATGTTTTAATTTGTTTTTTCTTTTTTCCTCATGGTAATCACTTACTAAATTTGATAACCATGAAAAAAGGTTATCTATTTCTTCTAGTGTTGGCTCGTTTTTTTGTGATAACCAATGAGAAAAATCTACTACATTGTCTATGTAAATCTCATAACAATCTCCCCAATCCCATTCACATAAGGGTATATTTTCTTTCTTACCTAATTCATCTTCAATAACCAAGTATCCTTGTTCTGCATATCCTGTGTGAAAACACAATTCACACGTTCCGAATTCTACTTCCTCTACTTTAGAAACATAATCTATTACTTTATATCTCATTAATCAAACACCTTTTTAATTTCTTCTACCTTTCTCACGGTTAATTACTAATGCTGCTGTCATCATTAATACTACTAATAATGTTAAATCATCATTTTTTAATCCTGTGTTTGCTAATTTTTTAACTTTTTCTTCAACCTTAGTCTTTTTAGTGACTTTTGTTATTTTTGGTTGCTCTACTTTATTTGGAGTTTCCGGAATTTCAAGCTCTGGAATTTCAACTACTGGGGCTGGGGGTGTCATCGGAATATCATCTAATGGTAATTCAGGAATTTCAACAACTGGAGCCGGTGGTAACATAGGAATGTCTTTTAAATCAAGATAAGGTTTTTCTAATACCGGAGCAGGTGGCATTAATGGAATATCATTAATGTTTAGTTCTGGTTTCTCATATTTAGGAGCGTCATTTGGTATTTCAAATACTGGCTCTGGTTTATTTTCTCCTTCAACACTTCCGTCTCCTTTAGCAATTTGCACTTCTACATCTTTGTCCCAGTCTACGTTGTTGTCAGCTTGAACACGTAAATTATTAGTAGGGTTTTTAGTTAAGTCTTTAACTTTTGTTGAGTACTCTAGAGATATAATCTCATTTAATGCAGGCAATTTAATTGTGAATCCATTTGAATTAAATTCAATGTTCTCTTTTGCTACTTCTCCGATTTTTGTCCATGGATCTATGCTTGATAAAATTCTAGCCTTTAAACTCCCTTCAACATATTCCTGATTAGAATCCCATTTATCAGTAATTGTGACGTTTGTTAGGTTGGCTTTTTTATAATTAACTCTTCCAGCCCAATTAATAGTATCTCCGTTTTGACTACCCCATTTAGTAACAATTTCTTGTGAATCAGGTACTCCGTCTTGGTCTACTTTTGTACTCACAATAGTTCCGTTGAAATTTAAATCGTATGTTGTTGTTTCAGTTCCTGTAACTTTTTCCTTATTCCAAACAGTCATTAAAGAAAGTTGCATACTCTTATTTAACGGACGTTTTGTGAAATAATCATTAAATACTGTTGTAACATTATTATTTTCAACACTTGCTGTTGCTTTACCAACTACATTTCCTTCTGTTCCTTTTACATCAAAATTATAGCTAGTCTGTAAATTTAATTCTTGTGGTAGGTTGAATATTACCTTATCCCCATTATTAATTTTTAAATCATCGCTAAACTTCGTTTTATATTCAACATTTACAGGACTAAATCTATCCCCGCTCGTTGTTACTTTTACATCAGGATTTTCTACCTTAATTTCATTAGCTGATGCATATCCTCCAAACACTAAAATCATTAAAATTGTCGTTATTGTAAATATTATCTTCTTCATTTATTTCTCCTTTTTCTACTCTATACTGCTGCTTTTTTAATAGCATCTAATACTTCTTCAGGTGTTGCTAATACTAACAACATCCCCCATCTTGCGGTAATATTTGTTATTGTTCCTTTATCTATATCTTCACTATCTTCTTGAATTGATATAATCTCATTAGTATTGATATATATGTCTCTTCCGTGAATATCTAATAATTTTATAAATCTTATATCTTTGTTTGATATAACTTCTTTTATCTCTCTTAATATACCTTCTGTTCGACTTTCTCTAACTTCATAACCTAAACTTTTAAGATCCATTATTTCTCTCCTATCTTAACTATTGCTATTAGTGTTTCATTTACATTTAATACTTGAACATCTACTACATATTCATTTTCTTCTAGTAATGCTTGATCAATATCACTACCTGTAATTAATTCATTAATATCATTCGCTATCATTTCTTTTGTTGTTTCTATTTTTACTACTCGTTTTATCATTATTTTTTATCTCCTTTAATACTTTATATATTTTTCTTAATGTGCTATATCTTGTTGCTGTTAATCCCTTACGCACTTCACGTATTGTTTTAACATGTAATCCTGTTAATGTCGCTAACTCTTTGTTAGTTATTTCTTTCTCTCTCATTAGCTTATCTACATTAGTTTTCATCCTCTTCTGTTTTCTTTCTCTTACCTATTGCGTATATTAATTCGCTTAAATCAACACATGATCTCATTAATTCTTTATTTTTTAGTATGTGTCTATATTTTCTATTTAAGATTAATAATGCTCCTCTAGATATTAGTTTTAAATTATCTATCTCAAAATTAGTTTTATTACCATCTAGAAATATCACCACCTTACCTTTCGGGACTTTTCTATTATGATATTGTTCCCATACATATCTATGTTTGGAAATCCATTTATTTCTTTCTACTTTTATTTCAACTATTCCATCTACACTTGTTCTTTCGGAATATAATTCTCTAAATCGTGCTGGAGTATGTCCTTTTTTAAAGCTAGTTCTGTTAGCTCCCATATATCCAGTTATACCTTTATTTCAAGGGGTATGTCCTTTTTTGAAACTTCCACTATTTCCCATTTTCAATCATCATTGGTAAGGAAACTCCTTTACCGAAGTCATTTTTATATTTTTCTGCTTCTAATGCTAAGCCTGCATTATTTATAATCGTATTCCCTATAGTTGTAATAGTTTTTGCTCTTGCCATTTCTTCTTGTAAACTTTCACCTTTTAAGTTTTCATCATTAATTCTTTCTAATGCTTCAAATAAATGATTATTTAGATCTATTAATTTATTCCTTGCCATATTTTCCTCCTATATCGTCAACGTAAATAATAGCTGTCCCTCCAATAATACTGATTTCTTTTATTTCCTCGTTTTCTGCTAGTGGTGGTAAATCTATTATTTCTCCGCGTTTATAAGCTTCAATATAACTTTCCACTTTGTCAGGAGTTGTTTCTATAACGTCTACTCTTTTAGCATTTTTAAACATTGACTTTTTATACATTGTTTTCCTCCCATTCCCTTCTTATTTCTTTTAATTTCCTTTCTAACTTATTTTTTTTATTTTTCCATGCTTTAACGTTAGAATTTGCAAAAGCTAAATCTCTATGTGCTACACTAAGAGCTTCTAGTGATTCTTTTAAATTAACATTAACATCATTAAGTGCTTCTAATATATTATTTTCTGTTTGTTTAAACTTCAACGATAATTCATCTTCTTTATCATCTTTACTTAAACTTTCATATATTTCTTTTAATCTCTTATAATTTTTAGATCGTGGCGTTCTTCCTTTTTTCCATGCTAATAAATTCTGTGAATCTACTCCTAGCTCGATTGCTAAAATAGCTTCGCTCCAGTTCGTTTTTTCTTTAATGGTTTCAATCATTTCTTTAATAGTTACGACTTTATTCATTTTTCTTAAACTCCTTTACCCTAGTTAAATGTTTGTTAACTTCTTCTACTATTACAGGTTCTATATCTAATCCAGTTTCAACTAAAAGCTGTTCTTTAATCTCGCTCATGTCAAATAGTATCTGTCCAGCTTCTTTCATTTTCGCATCACTTACTACTTCAAATAATTCTCTAATAGCACGTTCAATTCTTTTAGCTCCGTAATTATGATTATGTCTTAAGCTCCATGCTAATGCTAAACAAAAGTCACCAATGAAATCTGCTACTTTTATATTAACTTCTGTATTTAATCTTTTAGTGTAGCTCTCTTCTATTTCGTTTATGGTTAGATCTATTGCTTCCCGTTTTGTCAATTTCTTCTGACCAGGCTTTGTTATACTGAAATTATTTCTAATGATTTTCTTTTTTCCCATTTTTTATTCTATCCTTTCTAAGAAAACATATTAGTTATTGCTCCACAAATGGATTGTACTCGCTGTTGAAATCATAGAAATCAGTAACATTGCTTGACTCTGGATATGCTTGTTGATTGTTATTACCTTGTTTTTTGCTCTCTAAAAAGTTAATTTTATCTGCAATTACTTCTGTAATATATACTGTCTTTCCGTCTTTTCCTTGATAATTCCTTGTAGAAATTCTACCCTCTACACCAATCAAGCTTCCTTTATTTAGAAATCGTGCCATATTCTCTGCTTGTTTCCCATAAGCAGTACAACCTATGAAATCTGCTGGAAATTCTCCTCTTTCATTTTTAAAGTTTCTATTTACTGCTAATGTAAAATTAACAGCTGCTTTATTTGAGGTAGTGTATCTTAATTCTAAATCTCTTGTTAGTCTTCCTACTAAAACTACGTTATTAATCATTAATTCTTCTCCTTAATTTATATTTTGAATGAATGAGTGAGTGATTAATTTATCATATAAGTATGTATCATATCTTATAAAGTGTTACATTTAGTTAATATCTTCAAACCTTACTGCTATCAGTATTTTAAATATATTGCATTTTTACCTATGTAATGTTTCCCTTATTGGTTACATAATAGATTTTTTTTAAAAATGATGTCTATAAGCCACCCCATTTTTTAACAGCTTTACTCATCTCATCACGTTCTATTCCAATATATCTTAATGTAATACTAGGATCATGATGGTTGAATAATTTCATGAGTGTTACTACATCCTTACTTTCTTTGTAAAAATGATAACCAAATGTCTTTCTAAAACTATGTGTACCTATATTCTTTATCCCGCACTCTTTAGCACCAGTCTTTAATATCCTGTATGCTTGTGTCCTTGTTATTGGTCTGTTAGAGTTCTTATATCGTGTTGATTTAAATAAGTATTCTTCATCTTCTTTATCCATGCAGTAATCATCTAACACACGCTTTAATTTAGGTAATACAACCATTTCTCTTAACTTCCCAGTCTTCATTTCACGCCTTCTTATCTTATCCCTGTTTCTTACATCACCAACCTTTAATCCTAATAAATCACTAATTCTAAAAGCTACATTTATTCCCATGTAGTAAAGTAAGTAATCACGCTCACTTCTACTTTTAAAATAATAATTCATTGCATCTAGTTCTTCTTGTGTCCTAAGTGGTTCTACAAATTCCAAATCGATAACCTCCTGTTAGAAATTATCACTAAACATCATTGCGTTCTTTTCCTTTTGTTAATTCACTCATCATTTCCTTGTATGCTTCTTCATCTTCATCAGTAACTACTCTTTCCTCCTTTGTTTTACTCTTACCAGCTATCCTATCTTTTAAATAATCTGGAACAGGTACAACGTATTTACCAGGGATGTTATTCTTGCCCCCTGTAAATGTTGAAATACTACTCTCGTATTGATCTTTAGCATTAAACAGGACTGCTAACATATAATTCTGATGATTTGTAGGATACTTAACTTGACTTAATCTAGAAAATATATAATTAATATGTTCATGCCTCAACTCTGTTAATCTCTCTACTACTTCACTAGCTTTTACACTCTGTTTTCCTATGTGAAGTCTTGTATCAGGAGGCATTAAACAAATATCAACTGCGTATTTAATCCACTTGTCTAATTCCTTTTTTTTATTCATGCTGACTCGGGAATACCCAAAGCTGTCTTTGAAATACTGTGTGTTGTATTTCTTTTTAAGACTATTAGTTTTGTTGTTTTCATCATTCACTCTCTCATCCATTTGCTTTTTTTCTTCGCTATATATAATATTATTAGAATGAGATGATATATAATCATTATTAATTATTCTTATATTATTCTTATGTATAGGTTGGTTCATTTTGAGCATTTCAGAATTGCTCATTTTGGGCTTTTGCATTGGTTCATTTTGAGCATTTGCATTTGTTGTATTTGACAACTGCTTTTTATTCTTCTCTTTTTCCAATTTTATATAAAGTTCTTTAACTTTTTCTTTATTAACTCTATACCATTTTGTCCTGTCTGCACCAAATTTGTTATAATCTCCGGTTATCAAAAACTCTTTTTCTATTAGATCCTCAAAGGTTCTTCTAACTGTAGAAAATGATAAGTAATCAAAATCTTCTTCATACCATCTTCTAATAGATTTATAAGTCCAATAATGTCCGTCCTTATATGCTTTTTCATCTCTATTTTTCCGATTTATTTCTATCCAATAATGAACACGCTGCAATACTGTAGCTGATCTATCACCAATTTCTCTTGCTAACGTTCTATCAAATACTATTGGCTGTTCATCAAATAACAACATAAATATCACCTTTTTCTTTTGGAATCTTGCATTTTTGGATTAATTATGATATATTATAGGTAATCGCTGAACGTCTATTTAGACGTTCTTTTCCTTTTTTTATTAATCCTTTTTTCTACGTTATTTAAACAAATAACTTTTTTATTATTATTAATAATCTTATCTAGTAATTTTTTATTTCTATGAATATCTCCAATTATTTCTAAATCATCATTTATCAGTCCTAATTGTGCTGGGATATACTGCTTAAAATCTACCTCAAAAGCTCCATCTTTATATCTCACTATTCCAATATCTTTATCAGTATTTTTAACAATATCTCCACTAAATATTTCATTTCCTTTTTTATCTTTTAAATCACTACCATACATGATAATTACATCATTTTTCTTTACATTTATTGATTGAATATATCTACTTTCATACTTTCTTCCTAATGTGATATAATCACCATACCAACCAATAACTTTATACATTTTTTTATCAACATATGCTCTGAAATTAGGAATATTCATTAGCTAACACTCCTCTTCTAAATACTTTTGTTTTAATAGTTTAGCTGTGTGAGTGAAATATTCTTCTAGTACTTCAAATAATTCATAACTTTCAAATCCTGTTGGAAATTTTTCTTTTACATAAGGTTCTACCTTAACACCATAATCATTTAGATGCTTGAGCATTTCCATTTGTTTTTCACTAAAACTATTCTTTATTTGTACTTCCAAATCCTCCACCACGCTTATCTCCTTTTAATCTAACTCCATAACTTACCTTAGGTACTTTATAGAAAATACCTTGTCCAATTCTTTCACCTTTTTTTATTGTTAAATGTTTGTTTGTTAAATTATTGAACTCCAACAATATATGACCTTCATTTTTTGGGTTGTTATAGTAATCTGAATCTACAACTCCTACACCGTTACTCATTACTAGTCCACGATTAACCGGCAAGCTACTTCTTGCAAATATTAATAAACATTCATTCTTTGGCATAAATGCTTTTAATCCAGTTGGCACTAGTGTTGCTTCGCCTTTAAATCTAAATGCAGGAATCACGATATCTTGACTAGCTATAAAATCAACACCTGCACTATGTACTGTAGATTTAACAGGTAATTCTCCATTTAAGTCATCTATTAATTCAAACCCTCTTCTATAGAATAATTTTTTAAACTTATTCATACATTCCTCCTAATTAAAATATTTTTTAGCAAAATCTTTATCAAATAAGAATTGAATCATCGCTATTGATCCGGTTGCTATTCCGCCTATCAATTGCCAATCGATATTTGTCAATGTTAAGAAACACATGCTAATTACAGCGATTGTCCAATAAATCACGTTTAATTTATCTTTCTTTATTTTTCTTTTGAGCATTTTGTCGTTCCTCCTCTCTATTTTTTTGATTTATATAATTATAAATTCTTACTTTATTAAAAGTTTTATTCGTTTTTAAAGTTCCTTGTATATAAAAATATGAATCATCAAGTCCTTCTATTTCGTTAATAAATTTATTGAACTTATCTTTTGATTTGTCCATTTCTAAAATTTTACGTAATATAGTTCGTTTAACCCAATGATCTGGATTCTTTTTTTTATCTGAATAAGCGTCGTAAACTTCTTGCATTTTAATCACCTTCTTTCAATTTGTTTAAATCGATATCTAACACCTTTGCTATTTTAATTGCATGGTCTAGTCGAAGAAATAACTTTTAAATTCTTAGGTATAATTATCTGAATGTAATCTAAATTTACATATTGTATAGTCGATTTATCAGTAGTTATTTTCACGAAACTATTAGATATTTCGGCTATTTCTTTTGGAATATCATGAGATAAAGTACAATTTTCTAAATATGTATCATCTAAAAAAATTAATTTCTTTATTTCCATCCTCACTCCTCCTTTCTCTTGTGTTATAATTACACCAAAGGAGGTGAATTATATGAATAAATCTAAATTACAATTTATTCGTGAAATTGTATTGCTCGCTATCCTTTTACCTTTTTTATGTTTAAATTATTTCTATAAATATTTAATATACTTAAAAAGTAAAGGATACGATAGCGTTCTTTTAAAAATGATAGATAATATTAATATGCATACAGTGTCAATAGCATTGGGAATATTAATGTTTGCTGTCCTAATATTCGGTCTTCCTACTTTAGCATTTTTCTTAGGTTATAAAAGAAAAGTTATATCTTATGAAACCTTTGATAAAATCAATTTATTAATGTTAAAATTAGGAATACTTACATTCATATTAGTATTTTTTTCTATAGCACTTAATGAATCACAATTTTCATTTTTTACTACATTTATCGCTTTTTTTGCTCTTATTCGTCCGTTTATCTTTAAAATTAAGTAAAGTACCAATAATTTCTGAAAGAATAGTAGTTATTAATGTGTGCAATATCAAAATATATCCAACAATTGTTATTGCATTCATTAATTCACTTTTTATCAGTTCATAATATTCTGATAACACATCTACTCCTCCTTTCTTCTATCTT